CTGTCACCTGCGTTTTATGTTCTATAAATATAATATCTTACTTATACAAGGATTATAACCTTTTTATTAGATCCTGTCAACACTAAAAAGACCAATCGACTATTATATCACACCTTTTCATACAAACCGTATCGATTATTAAAAAGTAACATTCGAGAAATTTTTCTGTAAAATTCACCCCTATTCTAAACAAAAAACACCCGCCGAAGCGGGTTTTAATTTTAAAATTTAATAAATTGAGCTGGATATAATGTATTCCAGAGTTCAAATTGTTCTTTTGTTTTCGTTTGAGTTGGAAGGTCCTTACCTGTTACTTCTTTGTAAGTTCCTTTATAGTGATCCCAAGCACGAGGGCCTTGACCTGAACCTGATGTTTTTTCCGCAAAGACAATTGTTTTTTGTCCGTCAAATAAGTATGTAGCCCCTTGGCCTTGTACGTTGAATGCATAAATCATTGTTGAGTTCTCCTTTGTTGGTTGAATAGGTTGGACTGGTTTTTCATTGTTTGATGAATTATCAGCTCCCATATATTTTTTGATACCGGCGATAAAATAATCTTGAACTGCATTAATGGCTGAACCATGTAATGCCCAAGAACGGTGTGGACAATCTGTTGCTGAATACTCTTTATGGAGTCTTACAGTTTCACGATTTGGTGTTAAGCCATATCTCTTCATTGCTGCTGCAACATCTTGAAAGACTGCTTCTTCAACAGCTTCAAATTCCGCATCACTAGCACCCATAGACTGGCAAACTTCCCAAGATAGAGCCCATTCATTCGCAAACGAATTACCAGAATGCCACGCTATATTATCGAAATCATCCGCTTGATATTTACCGTCCTTAGCAATATAAACATGGGCAAAACCAAGTTCTGCTTCATGGTTAGGTAGCCAACTCCGATAATAGGAAGCACAAGCATTGATACTTCCTGCATCATTATGAATGATGACAAAAGTTGGTTTGCCAGGACGCTTACCGGCAATACCTGAATAAAATAATGTCATTCTTCAACCTCCTGTACTTTGTGGAGTGGAACGGAAACCATTTGATTTTCTACATTCACTTTAGCGAAAATTTCATTTTCTCGAATATAGTCATATTCCCCAGCAAATTGGAAAAAATCGCCAACTGAAAATCCATCAAATACTTTTGAAGTTCCATCTGCGTTTAATTCAGCTATTGAGCTTCCTTGTACTTCTTTTTGGATATCCGCTGTTCCGCCATTGACTGGTTCTAAAATGACAAACTCGTCAGTTACTGCTGTCACTTTGAATTTACCAATGAGTTTTACTTTTTTCATTATTCACCTTCTTTTTTATTATTGACAAGGCTTGCTGTTTCGTCACCAGGTATTGCACTGACAACCGATGTGAGAATTGAGACAACTGTTGCTAGTCCTGCAACACTAAGTGCATTGAGCCAATCAACACTCATTAAGTCTGTAGCCCCTGCTAGTCCTACAGCAATCAAGGATTGACAAAGCGTCTTAATTGCACGTTCTGTTAAATCTTTAATGAATTTTTTTGTAAACATCTTTTTCTCCTTTAAACTCCAAATTTAGTTAATATATAGCCAATAACAGTTACTGCAAGAGTAAGCATAAATCCCCAAGCCCACTTGTTATTCGCTTTTATTTCTTTAATATCTTCTGCATTATTCAAAGCTATTAAGTGAGCCTGTTCAGCTTTTTCTCGAATTGAACCATAATTATCTAGTTTTGTCTCAATTCGTGCTAGTCTCTCAACAACTTCTTCTGATTTTTCCTCCATAACTCCCTTTCTTTATATATTAAGATGGAAACGCATCTGTTGTAATCCATGATTGAATCGGAGTCATCAACGTATCAGTTGTTACTATGCTCCCGTTTTGCCAAATTTGAATAGTGCCATTCGGTTGAAGACGATACCACAAAAACTTATCAGGATTGGTTATTGTGCTGGTAGATATCACTGTTGTTACTTTTGGTCTATAACCGACAGGAAGTTTTTCATCCGCAGTTTGCCAAGCTCCTGCCGGCATAGTATTACCAAGTGTTTTTTCAGATGTGATTGTAGCCACATTTCCAATTCTTTGAAGTGTTGCTGTCCGACCCCAACCAATTCCAACTTCAATCGTTGTCGTTTTGCCCAAATCTGCTGAATCTTGAAATTTAACAGGACCAGTGAATGTTTTAGTTCCTGCGATTGTTTCATCTCCTGTTTTATGGACGACATTCCCGCCACTAGTTAATTCAGCGTTGATTGCTTCCAAATTATCATTGATTGTTTCTGCTCCATTTTGCATACCACGATATACTTTTTTAATATTAGCCATTTAAGTTCTCCTTTTTTAACCTACAAAAGCATAGCCTTTTGTTATTTTTGCACCCGACATTTTAAAGCATAAAACTTGTGTTTCTTTGATGACTAACAAAGTTCCATCATCAATTAGAATAATATCTCCAGCCAGCGTATAAGATTTAGGCATTTCTACATAAGCTTTTTGTCGGTCATAACTTAACGCAATTGGCACATTATAAATGGTTTCTCCACCAAAAGCTGGACCAGTATCTAAACCACCTGTTTCAGTACCGATTGAATTCTTGTACGCAGTAACTTTAACTTCTGGTTGGTATTCCGAGTCATGCTCTAAAACAAACTTAAAACCAGCAGGTACTTTTTCATTAACCATTTTTTCAAAGTCAATGACTTTTGCTAAAAGAACTCCACCTGGATCAATTGATTCAAGAATTTCACGATTTGCTTCTACGAACTCCTCCCAACTCTTTTTTCCATCCTCAATGTACTGATTAAAAATTCGATAAAGTTCTTTGAATGTCCACCAGTAATTCGAATCTTTGAATGGTTGTGAGTAAATAGATTTCTCAACAATATAATGAAATGAACGAGTTGAAAATTGTTCAACCCATTGCTCGCCAACTTGTTTTCTAAAACTGAAATATGCTTCATTTCGTCCAACAAATTGCAAGGCATTATCGCTTGCGGTATAGGTCAAAGTCCCTTTTTTGGCATCAAAAGAGACAATGCTTTCTTCTGATACCCCTTGTCCTGTGATTTCTTGTGCCATTAAACAAAAGAACGGCTGTAAGCCCTCGAAGTTCTTGAGTTGACCGTTCTCTACAATTTGAGCAACAATGTCTTGACTATTCACATCCGCATGTCTTAATTTAACAATTCCAACATTGTTGTTGGGCTCTGTCGTGGACAGCGTTATAAAATGTTCTGTCATTATAGACCCTTTCTAAAATTTGATATAATCTCTTGCGTTATGGAAATGTGCATTTGATGAGGGATAAAATTCATCCATAAATTGGAAATGACAATGCTCACCAGTACTTGGTCCAGTTGTTCCCATGAGTCCGATTTGTTGACCTTGTTTTACGTTTTGACCCACTGCTACATCGACCCGACTTTGATGAGCATAGCCTGTGTACATTCCATCCGCATGTTTAATCACTGTCCAGTTCCCATACCAATCAAAATAGGCTGGGTCTGCAGCACTGACAACCGTTCCATCTGCAGAAGCAAGAATTGGAGTATTGGGATTTCCATTTACCAAGTCAATTCCATTATGAAATTCTTGCGCCCCAGTAATTGGACTGGCTCTCCAACCAAACTCGCTTGATACGGTGATTGGTTTTGCGATTGGTGCGATATAACTTCCGCCGCTTGGAATTTCAAGGTTAATAAATTTGTCATACCATTCTTGTGCCCAGGTACTACGTTCTGGATGAGGAACCAAAGGACGTTCAAAGTTAGATACAAATGCTTGTGCTGCATCATTTATATTTGTTAAAGCCATAAATTGTGACCAAGTATATGGATAAGCATTTGTTGCTACCCATTGCCCATTTGGTGCATGCCACATTAAAAGTTTAAATTGAGCGGTGATAGTATCAGGATTATCAGTAACTTTGGCTTGCGTCATGAGATTAATCATATAGATTCGACCTGAGCTAGCGCCTGAACTATCTGTCCATTGCCAAACACCATATCCGAAACCAGGACGTCCGCCACTTTCATCAGCTTTTGGGTTGGCATCAGATTCACCTTGTGCATTTCCAAGTAATGCGGCCGCTGCTTGTTTAGAGAAACCAGCTCCAATCGCCATTGCCCAGATTTGCCAGTAACGTTTATCACGGTCACTTGTGATTTCTGGTGGATATTTTCCATTCCAGCCACCGCCACCGCCAGAGCTTCCACCATTTTTATCAATCTTAACCCCATTGACATAAAGCTCTTTGGTATCAGTTCTACCATTAACTTTAAGGCTATCAACTTCAAGTGCCCCACCAGCAAAGCCGTTTTTATCAATCTTAACACCGTTGACAGTAAGGCTACCCTTGATATTAATATCGCCCTGAAGCGTTCCATCTCCGAATAATTTAAACTTAGGTTTATCAAAAGTTGAATCAGACGGAACTTGGAAAACTGGAGTAGAAGAACCATTCCCGCCATCTTGGTTTATTGACAAAATATAACCCGGGTAATTAATTAAAGCTGAGCCGTTCGCCTTCTTTGTGTTTCCGTCATAAGTTCCGATGAACTCCCCAACTTTCCCACCGTGGACATCTTTTTGCCAATCAGGCTTTGTATAATCAACGTTATTTGTTTCTTTATATTGCTCAATCGAAAAAGCGCCATTAGATAATACAGATTGAAAAAAAGAATTACTTCCGATTGACTTAACGACAACCCCTTGGATAAGAACTCCTGCTAATATCCCAGCTGCAATGAAAGAAGCATTAAATGTTCCGTCTAAAGTCCAAGCGGTTGTGCTTGCTCCATTGTGGACATCTTGGATTGTCGTCCATTGACCTTTTTTACATTGCTTAAAAGAAATCCCAGCATTATTTTGAATCATGAAATACTGTGAATCTTGAATCTTTGGCCCATCCATGAAGACTTGCTCATAGGTTTCTCGTGATTGAGAAACTCCCGCTTCAATTCCGTTGACCATATAAATTGACCCACCATTGGCACCAGCACCACGCATAATATCGTCTTGATACTTCCCAATTTCTGTGGAATCATACCAAGTCATTTTGTTGTTATCAAGGTCAGAGATATTGCTTTGAACTTGTGACAATTTTCGATCAATTGAGTTGCCACTTAAATTATCACCAAGACTAGCTTGCACTCGTCCATTAACATGGTCAGTAACCACTTTAAAAACTCTGGTTTGATAATGATAATTTCTGTCACCCCTGTGGATTGAAACAGTATTGCCAATTGAATCACTCCCCAATATCTCAGTGCTAAACTGAACGAGTGGCCGGCAGTAATAAGCCAGTTGGTCATAAGTCTTTTGCAAAAGCTCGTTTGCATCTTCAACATCATCAAAAACAACCACTGTTTTGCGTGGCAACATTTTTCCCTTTGAAGGGATGCCGTATTCTTTCGTCATTTCTGGATATTCAATCCAATTCTGACCTTTTGGCTTATCTAGTGGTTTTCCGCTGGACTTCTTCCACTCCACGTCTGAAAATTCAATTCTTCGGCCGTAACCATCCCCTACTTCTTCCCCTTTACCACGTCCAATTAGGGCAGTGACAATATTTGTGCGGTCTTGTTGGTGAACAATTTTTAGAACTTCCTCACCATATTCAAAGCGTTTATTTGTTATTTTCCCAATTTGGTTATAACAGTTAATAATTTTTTTAGTAATCTTATTCCCTGTAATTTCAATTGAAAATGTGAATTCTGCGCCTAGTTCTTGCAAAGCTTTGAGCGCTTCACGCATTGAAGTATAGTAGAAAGTACTGGAAACTGTTTTAATTGGTTCACAGACTGCTAACACCCAGTCACAACCTGAATCAGATAAAAGCTGATTAATTACATAAGAAAAAGACCTATTTTTAGGTCTTATATCTTTGATGATAAAATTATCTAGTTCATCGACGGCAAAATTTATCGCTTCAAATGAAAGTAAAATATCTTCATCTTTTGCGGTTAAAATTCGGTATAAAGAAAAATCTTTGCCTTTAGTATTATTCACTGCAATATAGCTGGCATCTTTGATTGTTCCATCAAAAGGTAAAGAAACTGAAAGAGTATCATTCATCAGTTCAGAAGCGTTGGTTGTGATTTCTTTTGTCTGAACACATTCTATAAACTCATCGGAATCATAACTTTTGATAACTTGTTGCATCTTATCTAAAAATAAGATATTACTCACTAAAGTACCGCCTTTCTATATTGAATCATTAACTCATAGTTTGAACTTGAAAAATCTGTTCCAGTTGTCAATCTGATATTTTTAAAATCAGAATCAAGGTCTAAGAGGTTATTGTTTACTTTTCCATTAAGAAAAGTATTGCCTGATTGGAAATCAAATTCCAATAGGTCGCCTTTTTTAGCCTGTGATGATTTCAAGCGATAATTTCCATCAGTCGCAAGTAATCCCCCTGTCAGTAATTTAAATGACAGCCTATCTGGTTTAACTGGATAAGGTAAAATTTCAACTACCTTATTTTTTACACTTTGAGTTTTTCCATGTTTAAATGGGTCACTACAAAGCACAGTAAAGCTTGAAATGATTGAATTAGTATCTCCTGCCACATTGTCTGCAGTTTGGAAACGGCCATAAAAAGTATACTCCAAATCATCATGAAAAATAATAGGGACATCTTCTTGACGAATCAAGAACGCCTTTAAGGTATCAAACTTTTCTTGTAAAGCTCGAGGGTCCCTATCCTCGAGCTTATATTTTATCGTCAACTCTCGAGAAGGATATTTAACATTGGTTATCACTCCTCCCACTTGCATTTCTTGTGATTCAAAGTTGAGAGAATACATCTCTCGTCCCTCAACTGTCAACGTCTGATAACCTTCTATGAGTTCCTCTAACCAAGTCCCATCATAACTCATAGCACTGGTTGGAATAAAAGGAAGGTTACGATAATGTTTCCGTTTTGTCGTATCTCTAAACTTGTACACTTCTACCTCCTAAAATTCCATATTTAAGTTAATTGCTTGACCTTGTGCATTGGAAATGTCATCCACAAAGGCTTTAAAGCTTTGGTTTCCAAGCCTTACATTAAATAAAGCCGGCTGTTTGCCTTGATTAAGGTTCACATCATGAGAAACTTGACTACTGATTGAGCGATTAGCTGCCGCAACATTTGCCCCAATATCCACAGAATAGTCTGAGTTTATTGCATTGGCAATCATGTCACCCATTCCTGAAACATTGGATTGAACATCACGGAAGCCAGCAGTTAACCCAGTATTCAAACCACCCATAATCGCATTACCTGCCGGTGTTAAAAGTTTTCTATCAACACGAATTGGGCCTTTATGTTCACGAATCCAATCTCCAATACCACTAATAAATTTCATTCCATCTTCCCACTTTTGTTTGAGCCCTTTGACAAATCCGTCAATAATAGCTTTACCAATATCCAGCAAGTTGATATTTTTGAGATTGTTAAAAGTCGTTTTTACTTTATCAATCAAATCACTCACGCTTTGTTTCAAACCATCCCAAATTCCTTTGAGACCTTCAACCATACCATTCCACAAGTCGATTGTTCCTTGTTTGAGATTTTCCCAACCTTGTTTAACTCCATCAACGATAGCATTAGCAGAATCAATAACCCACTGTTTAAATGAAGCCCAAGTGTCCTTGACCCATTGAATAGTTGCGTTCCATAAATCAATAGTTCCTTGCTTGAATGAATTCCATCCATTAACAATTCCATCAACAATAGATATGGCCATATTAATGGCCCATGTTGTGAAAGCACCCCAAAGACTTTGAACTGTATTTACAACTGTCGTCCAGATGTTAGAAACGGTTTGTCCCCAAGCAGTAAAATAACCAACAACAATTTGAACAAATGTTGAAACCAATGTTTGGATATTAGTACACAGCGTTTGCCAAAGTGTTGATAAATCTTCTTTGAACTGGTTAAAGTTCCCTGTGATTAAATCGATGAGTAGTAAAACTGGTCCCATAACAACCGTTTTTATAATTTCCCAAGCAGAACTAAAGATTGTTTGGACTTGTCCCCATAACCCGCTAAAGAAATCAAGCATAGGCTGGAATATTGTTTTGATTGTCTCAACAAATGGTGAAAGGGTTGTTGTTACAATATCCCAAGCACTAGATAGACCACTAGTCGTTCCTTTCCAAAGATTCGAAAACCACTCTTTTACTCCGCTCCAAGCATTCTTAACACTATCAACGGCATCTTTAGCACCTTGGATTGTTCCATCCCAAAGTCCTTTGGCACCGTTTTTAATGTTATTCCAAGTATCCGTGAACCATTTGACAGTCGCATTCCAAGCGCTTTGGATTCCTTTTACTGCAGTATCAACTGCTTTTTTGATTCCTTCCCATAATCCGATCCAGAAATTACGGAATTCCTCACTTGTGTTCCATAAGTATATGAAACCAGTCACTAATGCAATAATAGCTGAAATGATGATAACAACCCAGTTCGCTTTCATAGCGACATTAAGGACTTTTTGAGCGGCAGCAGCTATTTTGCTTTCCTTAGCCATAATCTGCAAACCATAACCTGCGGCTTGACTCCCTTTCGCAATTCCGGTTAACGCTCTTGTAACATCACCCACTGTTTTTAATGTATTTATAGCGGTTGATACACCTTTAATTGTTGCAGAAATAGTTTTAAAAGCTATTATACCTCCTGTAACACTTACTAATAGAGGTTTTAACCAACCTTTGTTTTGATCAATAAAATCAAAAAGAGTTTTAAATGTTGCAACTATCGGCGGAATCGCAGTAGCTACAATCTGATTAAATACCGCAAAACCTTTGATAATCGCTTGCTTACCTTCATCAAAAAGTGTAGAAATACCATTTTTTAACCCTGCATCTTTCAAAGCGTTGTTAATTGTTTCTACTGTGTTTGCCATGCCATTTACTACGGCATTACGCATATTAGTGAATGATGTACCAATCCCACCAGATGCCGTTCTTGCAGTTTGTGCAAATCCATTCGCACTAGTGTCTAGCTCTACAAAACGCTTGTTAAGTTGTTCCATGGTAATATCGCCGGATTTTAATTTTTTATATAAATCTCGTTCAGCGCTTTTACCTGTAATCCCAAAGGATTTAGCAACTTGAGTCAAGGCATAAGGCATTGTTTCTTGTAAAGTTTTCCAACTTTGCAAGTCAACTGAACCACTTGACAACATTTGGCTATATTGTTCAACCCCACGGCTGGCATCTGCTGCACTTGCTCCAGAAGCAAGGAAAGCATCATTCAAAGCTGTTGCAGTTTCAGCACCTTTAGTGGCGCTTTTCTCTAAAATTGCAAAACTTTGAGCGCTTTTGGTTAAATCTTGAAGTGAAGTAGGCAAGCCATCAACACCTTTTTTCAAGATAGTAACAGATTTAGAAACATCATCAGTAGAATAGCCCATTTGAGCCATTACTTTCGGATAGGCGTTTAACGTATCAAAACGGTTAATTGCACCGTCCAATGAACTTTTTACCACACCAATCGCAGAATCAACAACTTTAAAAACCCCAACACCCTTTGCAATATCTAGGATAGAAGTATTTGTATTTTGTGTGTTCTTGTCCAGTGTTCCCATTGAACCATCAGCACTCTTCATGGTTGATACAAAGTTCTTATCAATCGCACTCAGAATAGCTTCAACACTATAAGTTTCCATATTTCCTCCTTCCTACTTATTTGCTTTTTTCATCAAGTTAATTAATTTGCTGTCCTGGTTAAACTTACTATCCGAGTTTTTAATCCCAAGAATTTCATTCTCAAATTTTCTCTTATCAAAGAATTTCTTGAATGTTGGGTAAACAGGAACTTGTTTTTTACCTTGTTGCTTGGTTGCTTGAACTTGCCAATTCGCCCACGCTTGCCGGTGGATTAATTCTTGCTCATCTAGCTTTTTCAACCTGTAAGCCTTAAAACGTAACTCGTATTCTGAAATAGTCATACGTTCAATGTCTTTCAAGTCAGTCATTCCAAGATAACGTAAGCAATTAATCTGAACTTCTTCATAAAGGGAATCGAAATCAATGATTATTGATTTTGCATCATTCTCTTCTCGAATTCCTCTGTCTTTTTCTTTGTAAATGCCGACTTTTTTAATTCATCAAGAACTGAATCAAAGAGAGGATCACTGCCATCGGCTTCAATAAGTTCAACAATCGCTTTTTCAGAGACCCGAGGTGTTTCAGTTCCATTTGCCAAGAGCAACATTTCAACCAAGGTCTCAATGTCTCCACCAAAGAAATTAATCAAAGCATTATCCAATCCAGCTTTTAGCTGCATTCCTTGTTCTATAACCTTGTATTTTTTGTTCAATTCCTTAATGAATCGGTAACCAAAAGTAAAAGTGTATAGTTTGTCATTAATTGTTAATTCCATTTTGAATTCTCCTTAAAAAAATAAAAGAGAGACTCAGCTCTCTTTTAACTCGTTGTTTATAATTCAGCGTCCCCTACGGTCGCTTGACCGACTACGGGGCCATTAGGGTGTGGTCTCTTTTACTGTATCTTTGAAGACATACTGAACAACATCCGCTTGATCATCAGTGAGTGTGGCATATCCTTTTTGTGGTTTACCAAACACTCCAAATTCCAAGCTTAGTTCCAGCGCATCTTCTGAATTAGGTTCATAAGAGAAACTTGTAAGATAAGCACGAAGATATTTCGCTTTGTACTTGTCTTTGTTTTCCCCGTCAGTTCCTTTTTCAGCTTTATCAATCTCCCAAACTTCAAGAATTGCTGCATCGTCAAATGCTTGGTCCATTTCGTCAAGATGTGGGTCACCATTCGCTGCAATAGATGTGGCAGACAAACTATATTCAACTTCCGCAAGAGCCCCGATCGGGCCATCTTTGGTAGCCGTGGTGTTGTAATCTCGAGTTTTTTCATTCGAGTGTTCTGTTTGGAAAGCAAGTTTCCAAGCGGCTTCTTCTGTTGCTTTACTAAGCAAACGATAGAGTAAGATAATATCCTTACCCTGTTTGGCTGTTAATTCTGCCATATTAAATCTCCTATCTTAGTCTAAATTCTAAGTTAATCAACGCTCTTTTAAGAGGTGTATTTGTTGTTGTATCGTCCAGCGTTTGAATGGTACTTGCTTGTAGATTCAAAGCCCAAGAATAACCATCTGTGGCACTTATATTCAATGCTTGATTAAATATATTGCTTGCCATGTCAGAAACTTCCTTGCGTTTCTTCTGTAAGCCCCAAACAGATAATGAAAGACTTACTGTCCCCTTGATATCCGTTTTATTTGGTTCATGAATCGTTTGAGTATTCTCCAGTTCAACAAATGGATAGCCCACTTCATTCATCGGCTTATAATCATAAACGGTATAACCCAAGGCTTGAACTTGTTTGAACAATTCATCAAAAATAGATTGGTCTCGAGTTTTAATCATTTCAGCAACCTTTCTAAATCTTTAATGAATACGCCTTTTTGCTCATTGTAAGCTGGTTTTACAAAAGGTTGAGCAGATTGAAAACGAGTTCCATATTCAACGTAAGCAGAATAATCTGTATGTGGTCCAGCTTGTCCGCTGAATCCACCCTCTGTTAACTCCATTTTTATGGATCGTTTCATATATCCTGTGTCAACCGGAGCAAGTTTCTGCATATTTGCTGTCATTTTTGAAGTGTTAGACTTCACAACTTGTTGAACATCCTTTAAAGAAGCTGCTTTATCCAAATGCTTCACAAGCTGGTCAATTCCTTTAAAAGATAAGCTCGATTTCATTGACTTACCTCCTGCAAAATAAAAGTGTTTTTTAATCGTAATTGCCGACCAGTAACAATCTTGTATTTGTCATTACCAATCAAAACAAAGTCCCAATTTTTTAGATATGGTCTCAACAAACGAACAACTTTCGCTCCTTGTTTAACATCACCGAATAATACTTTGGAACGCTCAGTTCCTAAATCAGTAATATTAGCCATTTTTTTAGTCTTAACAATCGTTGGTTCTATATGCTCCCCTAATTCAGGATCATATCCTCCTCCAGTTTCAGTAACAAAAATAATTTTTTTATCATATCTCATATTACTGTCATTACCCCACGACGTGGAACACATTTTGACTTTTCATTTTCCTTATATGCAACAATATCATCCATAAACTCATCTAGAAGATTTCCATAAGAAATCGTTTCTCCTTCTTGAGCGTAGGAAGCCATACCTTCATTACCTTTACGGTTGAAACGTTTAATTGCACATTCAACGACAATATAATTTAAATCATCAGGAACTTTAGTTAAAAAACCCAAGCGTACACATAATTGTTTAGATATTCTATTTATAAAGTCTTTGAGTTGCGAATCGAGCTTTTCATCAGATTCGATTTCTAAAGAACGCTTTACTTCTGCTAGAATGTCATCCATAGTCTGCTCCTCTCAAAATAAAAGGATAGTCATTGGACTACCCTTTTTTCTTAGCTGTTTTCTTTGGTTTCGTTTCATCCGCCTTAGACTTGGTATCATCAAGAACTTCAAAATAACCTCCACCAAATGCTTCTAGGTTATCTTCAATTTCTTTCACTCGTTCTTCGGCAACTTCTACTTCTTGACCAACACGATACAACTGTTTTGTTCTAATGTCAGTAAAAGCTTTCAAAATTTTTATTTTTTCCATACTTTATTATCCTTCTGCTAGTACTGTAGCTTGGAATACATTATCTGCTTCTGGGAAACTTGGTAAAGCAGTACCCGCAGCTTTAGTCCATGTTCCAACTGGATCAAGTCCTGATTCATAAACAGTCGCAAATACATTACCAATTGTGTAGTCGTTTGAACCACCAGCAAGCAAACGAGATTCTTCTGGAGTTACACCAAAGATTGATTCCCCTGGGTTTTCTGCTCCAAACATAACCAGTTTGTTTTCTGGGAAATAACGCTCTTTAACCAACACGCCTTGCGCATTTTCTTTGTAATACTTGGCGTCGTAAGTAGCAATAGTAGGCAAACCGAATTGTTGAAGCACTTGGTTCAAAGTACCGGCAGTTGGAAGTAAGCCTGCATCTTTGAAGTACCCTTTGATTCCAGCATTTTGTAAGATTGCATTACGAACCTTAGTAGAGGTAAGAATACGAGTAGGCATTGTATCAAGCGAAGATGCCCAAGTAGTCAATAAACCAATAATATCAGTTCCTGAAGCGGCAAAATCCACATTTGCTTTATGTTCGTCAGGCACACCATAATCAACTACGAGATCAAGCCCATTTTCATCAAGTGTTACTGTTCCGTTCGCCAATACTTCCATACGCATTTTTTCGACACGGGCATTGACTGAGGAAACCATTGAATAAACATCGTTATATACTTCTTGCTCCAAGAAACGTTGTTCTTCGGCAGTACGTGGATTACGTAAAGCAATGAGATCTTTTTCTTTAAGTTGAATTTTACGTTTGATGAAAGCCAATTCTTGAGCGCTGCGTGAAGCGACACGAGAAGCAATTTCAGCCTCTGTATCAAATGCATGTACACTTGCGATAGTTGGAATACGAGTACCCGCTTTTAAGATATCGAATTCTAACCCTTGGACTTTACGAGCTGGGAAAAGTGTTTCTCCCAATAAAGGAGTAGCTTGGCGATTACCTACGTAATCAAGGACATTTTTTTGTGAAAATAACTCTGCAATATTAACCATTTATTTGTTCTCCTATTTCTTACTTATTCTGTTGGTGCTGAAGCAGCCGGTAATTTGCCGCTTGCGTCATAGAACTTAACTTCACGCATTGCTGTTTGAGCTGCATCTGATGGTTTAACAGGCAAACGTTCAATCAAGATGTGCCCATCTACAATGACTCCAACTGGCTGTGCACCTTTTGAAACATCTACATCATTAATCGTGACTCCTTCTGCTGTTGCATCATTAGCTGGATAAATTGAACCAGCTGGTAACACCCCATCCTTAACTCCTGTAGTTTTATAATCCACTTGTTTTGTGAATGATAAAAATTTTTGTGATTTTAGAAAATTAATTTCTTTGTAAGTTTGTGCTTTTTGTACGTATACCATTTACGTCCCTCCTATTTCATTGCCCAAGGGTCATTCTCGGGCTTTTTGGTTTGATCGTTAGCTGCTTTTGCCATTTGCGCACCTCTTGAGAGTGTCGAAGTTGAACCACCTTCTAGCGGAATTTTTCCTCCTAGGCGTTTTTCAAAATCTGCTTTGATGTTTTTCCTCTCTAGTTCAATTGCCGCAATGTAAGATTTCACATTATCGGAAGTTTTATCTGCATCTTCTGATACAATAATTGATAAAACTTCTTTAGTGGGTTGAATCCCTTTATCTGACAACATGCCACTAGCTGTTTCAGACATTTCAGCCAATTGTTCTTTGCGCTCATAGTCAGCTATTTTGTCTTTAAGTTGTTGCTTTTCATAGTCTGCTTTTTCTTTTTCATCCATAGCAGCTAATTTTGCAGCTTCATCTTGTTTTTCATTAAGTTCTTGTTTCCAGCGAGAATATTTGGAGTTAATAATCGAGTTAACATCATTATCATCTTTGAATCCAAATTTCTCTTTAATAGATGCCACTTGTTCATCAGTCAGACTGTCAGCATTAAATTCAGGGGGAGTTTCTTGGCCAGTCCCCACTCCACCCTCATCTCCTTGTCCACCCTCTGCAAAGTGCTGCAAATTAAGTGGTAAAAGTTGTTTATGTTTCATTTTGATGCTCCTTCCATATCTTTTAACGTGGATAAATGCTTGCACTTCCATAGCTTTTTATGTCTTCAATGCTTGGACATAAGAAAAACCCGTGGAATACCAAGGGTTTTATAATTATTATTGTATTTTCACAAAAAATCTCACAAAGTCTCTCCCAAATTGGGAAATTCTTAGATGCTCTCTTGTTCTATAAGGCTTTACTTCTTTTATATTTCTTAATAATCTAGCATCTCCTTTTGAAGCATAAGAGTTTAATAGTTTAAAGTTATCGTTCATTTGCTTCATGCAATTTTTGAAATATTTATCAGTATCATCCTCGCCACCGTCATCTAATAGTGACATTCTATATAAGTTTTTCTCTACTGCCTGGAATTGATGATCCTCAATTCCAAAATCCTTCATTAATTCCTTATAATTATCATAGCCATCGATATTTTCAAAATAAACTTGTTTTTTGAAAAAGAATTTTAAAACACTCAAATCTAATATTGTAAGCTGATCCAAAGTATCATAATAAATATAAGTAATATCTGCAGAAACATTTTCTATCTTTGTTAAATTTATATAACCATCAAGCATATATGAAATCTTTTCATCCTGAATTGTTTGAATAGCTTTCTCATAGACATAGCCCATTAAATCATTTAATGCTACTTTTTCACCATCTGTTTTTGATGATAGATTTTCTTCAATTTCTTCAACCCTCTTGGAAAGCTCCGATAATAACACTTCTGTATTATGAAGTTGCTTTTTAGTATAGTAATTGGTCAAAATTCTACCAACTACGGGTATTGTATCAACCATTGCTCCTCCTAATATTTCTGTACCAATTTGTAACGTTCCATTTTGAATTAATGATGGAACATTTTCTTTAATCTTATCTTTTGCAAAATCTTTACTTGCTTCCAAAATACCTTCCAAAAAACTATCTTTAATTTCTTTATTCATACTATACTCCTATCGCTTATTTAGATATAGTATAACAAAATTATTGACAAGAAAAACGCCTGTCAGTGGCAAACGCAAGTACATTTAACGAATTTCTCCTCTTTTAATCGATTTACCGTTAACTTCTCCTGAAGGTTTAAAAGAATATAATTCCTTGTTTTCTTTGAGGTTATCTAGGCCGTCAATCTTACCATAAAAGGTTACTGTAATTTCAGAAAGATTATCCAAGCCTGATTTAATTTCGATATTTTTTAAATGCTTCAGCTCTTTTCCGTTAACGATTAATCCACTATCAATTTTAATTTCATTGTAAAACTCATCTTTCATTTTTTATTTCCTTTTCTTTTTCTGCGCAATTCTTAAATCACTTTGTCAGCTTCTGCCCTGTCATCAAATGCTTGCTTGTATTCGTCTTGGTTGATTACTTTTCTATCAAGTAAATCATCCCAGAAACCTTTATCGTCAACATGCGGTGCTGTGCTGCATCTACAGAACGGATGCATGTTAGGTGCATTAATACCAGGAGACATATCTTTAAGCTTGAATATTTTACCATTCAATGCTCCACAGATAGGACAAGCTGACGGTTCAGCAATATATTCATAACTTTCAATATCAGCTTTTTTATAGCTTTCTTCTTGAATAGCTGTCTGAACTCGTGTTGTTTCCGACACAAGCAATCGTTGTGCGTTGTAAGTCGCATTAAGCTTTCCTTGTTCAGTCATTAGCCTTTTAAGTTGTGGGGCCAGTGCCTTTGGATTGATTCCACCAGTTACTGAACGAATAAGAAGTTTTTCAATGTCAGCTTTCAATTCAAATTGATATTGCCAAAGCTTGTCTGAAAAACTGGCAAATCCTTCGACTTTATAACTTCCATTTAACACTGATTCAACTAAACTGTTATACCCTTTCTTTGGAACACTTAAACCAAGAATTCCGGCTTGTCTTTCAAATTCTGTAAGAGCTGCGCCAGTCAAACTCTTTGAGAAATATTTATCCAAGTCGTCAAATACAGAAATAAGCTCCAGACCAATATTTGCTTTCAGGAGTTCTAAACGATTCACTCTCATGGTCAAGTTATAAAGTTTCAATACTTGATTTGCTTGATGTGAAAAGTCTTTTTCTTCTACGTATTTCTTAGCTTTATTGGCAAATGCTTTAACATCCATCTTATCCGCACGTTTCATGGCTTCACTAATAGAAATCCCTTGACCATTCGCAAAGTTCTGCCAGTTGGCATTGATTTCTTTTTGGATGGTTTCTTGAGCTTCAAATAGTTTATCCATGATTTGTTTCATGCGTTTGGTATCATCTTTGATTTGTTGCTCTTGCCATGCTTTCTCACGTTTTTTCCAGTAATCAGGAGTTTTCATAAGTTACTCCTCATTCGTTTCAGGAATTACAGTTCCCTTTTCACTAGATTGCTTGTCCTGGTCAAAGATAGATGTTTCACTATCTTGCTTTTTCAACCTCTTAAGCTCTTCATCTGCTGAAACGCCTGTAAGTTTTTCAGCCATTTGACAAAGTGTTTCATCCGAAACAATGCCATTCATACCAGAAATAACAGTCATGATTTCTTCATCAGATTGTGGAACGTTAGGGGTAAACTTGATCTGTACTTCATTAATTTTGTTGTATAAATTTTCTTTTTGGCTCTCATCATTGGTAAATATGGATTTAAATTTATCAACCAATTTGTTAGATTGAGTTAGATTATCTTTAACACTCCAAGAATGAGTGAGCAATCGCAATCTTCGCATGAGCGCTTTTTTTACCATTCTCTCTTTATTTTTGCGGTCATTATCAGACCCCCACCCTTTAAAACGGAATCCAATACCTGATTGATTGGAGCCTATATTTTCGTCAGTAAAATCAATCAATGAAGTGAAACGCAAGATATCGGCAACTGTTCGGCTATCATTGGCTTCTATACCTTGAACATCATATTCTTTCTTCAAATAGTATGCATATGGTTCGGCACCGGCAACGCCTTCATAAATCTTTTTATCACCTAAAACGAGCATCCTTGCTTCTTGCATCGCTTTAAATAGTTCTAATTTACTGTTGTCTCCCGTTTCATCTTGGCCGGTATCAGGATTACCTTTAATAACTAAGTAAGCCTCAGAAGTATCTTGTTGAAAGTTTGCCATTTCTGAACGAGATAAATCGTAGGCATCAATAGAATCAAGTACATTTTCAAAATCACTTAATCTTTCTTCGTTATTAATCCATTCATTTATTTGAACGGTATCAAAGTAACTTTCTACAATTCCATTTTCTTCAAGTTTTGCTTCTGTCAGATTATTATTTTCTGCTCCGAAGAAGTAATTGAACCCTGTATTGGTGTAGAGTTCTATACGTGTCCATTGCTTGTCTAAAAACTTATCCTCATAATAGTGAACGCCACAGATTGAGTTTCTATCCTTTGTGTTGTCATAAATAACAAAAGTCTGTTCAACATTGAATTTTGCCAAAGTTTCTTTCCCAAACTCGTCACGACCAATCCATTCATAAGCACGGCCAAAACCAAAGGCATCATACCCCATTAATTGATTATGATAATCTTCATTTGTTTGGCTAGAAAACTGCTCGATCTTATCTGTGATTGCTTTATCCCCAGTATATTTCAAAGGGTTTCCTAAAAGAACTCCCAGTTTAAATGAAACAATGAAGTTTGCAAAGTCACTTGCAATACGATTGTCTGAACGACCATTAGGCTTTGGTGGCCGATACTTGATATTATTGTCTGCCAGCATATAGCGTTTTAATTGCTTTAATCTAGGGACTTGTTTTGATTTGTGATGTTCTATAAACTCAATAATTAATTTCTGCATATCTTCATGCTCAAAATCAATAACTTCTTCAACTTTTTCAGTACTTTTGTCTAACATTTTGATTTTTGGTAGCATGTCAACTGGAACACGATAGACAAGATTTGCCTCTTTATCAAAACGCTCCTTACCCAATAAATCAACGAATTCTTCCACATTATCACCTCTACAATCCTAATTTTTTGAATTTATTAATTGTTTTTTCAACGTCAACCTTGCTGTTTCTATTCGAAGTCATTGTCTCAGCAATCCCAGTTGTTGCATCCGGCGCATCATCGTGTTTGTTTTTACCTTCACGTTGATAAGTTGTCATTGCTTGATAGTATTCTGGGAAACGAGTCCGCCAGTCATTCGGAAATCGAACATGCTGTTCTATCCAATAACTATTGGAATAAATTCGAGCTTCTTTATTATTTCCTTGGAAGAAATCTTCCACAGCACAAGCAACTTTCCCCTGAATCTTATCTCTGACAGAACGAGCAAAAGACCGACCGCCATTGTTGCGTTCGATTCTTGATGCATTCACTCTATTATTAATTAATTGATTGGCCACTGCATTTTCTGTGTATTCCATCGGCTTTTGAGTGTAAATAATATCTAGTACATCCGCAAATCCGTCTGAAGTTTCGCCCCACACAATCGAACAGAGATAGTCTTTCCCAGTATCTGCAGTATCGCAGTAATTCCAAATCTTTTTGTACTCTGAACGAGCATTATAAGTTTGGAACTCACTATATAATCGACCTTTGACATCAATCGGTTCTTGCTGGTAGTTGGCGCTGGCAATATCAGCTCCCATAGTTTTTACTTTGCGCTTATAATCTTCAAGAGTCAGAACATCATCACAAAGCATTTCACTTGTTTGTTCGTTGAAAGCCTTAAAATTAATATGCTTTACTCGATAGCCATTCTTAGGCAGTTCACGCAAAGCTCGACCAGCTAAGTCTTCACTATGCCAGCGAGTCATATTAATTATAATTTTGCCGCCTGATTCTAAACGTGAAAGCATAGTATTAACAAACCATTCCCAGTGCTTTTCTAAGACAGTCGCATTGTTGGCTTCCTCAGCATTCTTGATAACATCATCAATAATAATAATGTCAGCACCGAAACCTGTTGCAGTACCTGTTGGAGAGGTTGCCAAATAGTTATTATAGCCGTCTGACAAACTCCAAAGGTTTTTCGCAGCATCTCCATACTTAATTGCAGCATCGAAAATATCAGAGTAAACGATTTTGTTCTCGTCTGCTTTTTCTTCTTGGAGTGTATTACGGACATTTTTAGAAAAGACTGTAGATAAAGTTTCGTTATATGAACCAGTCATAATTTTTTTCGTGTGATCATTACCAAGCACCCACTCTACAAACTTACCAAGTGTGAGAGACTTCCCGTGACGTGGCGGAAGATTTAAAACTAAAACATCATGCTCATCATCATTTAGAAATGACTGAAACTCTTCACACATTGTCACTAAATAAGCCCTATCACGTTTATAAAAGCTTGGCATAATGAGATTACAGTAATCAAAGAAAAAGCGCTTGGACAGCTCAATTTTTGCCCCTAGCGCTATTTTATCCATCACGACTCGCCAACTTTCTAAGCTCTTCTTCTGTCAGATTTTCATATGGATTATTAATATTAAGTTTACCATTAACAGTAGTTTCAGATTTCTCGACTAATAAACCAGCCATTTGTAGTAAGATTTTACGGTCTTGAAATCCTTTCTCTGTCAATGCATATAGATAGGAGGCATTAAGAACATCTGATACTTTCCCTTTGACTAATTCAAGTGTCGTTTCATTAACCAGCTTTACAAATTCTGGTTTTTTCATAGCCACGTAATATGTGTTTTTGCTAATTTTAGCAACCGCACACAAGTCCTCAACATTAAGTCCCATATTTTCCGGATTTATCAAGGCTTCAAGCAACTTTTTTTCAGCTTTTGTTGGCCTATATTCGTTTGGTTTTGTACCAGTTTCAGACATTCTAAATTTCCTCCTTTCACCAACAATAAAAGGCTGTCCGTTGGACAACCTGTAATAAAATAGCAAGTCAGGGAGTCGAACCCTGACAAGCTTATGAAGCAAATTCAACCTTACTTTTCCGAAATTTGTGCTTTTGCCTTTTACTTCATAATACAAGTATATCAGCAAAAACAAGGGTTGAGGTGCCAATTTTAGGCAATTTCGTGCCAATTTTTGTCCAAAAATATGCCCTAAAAACAGTGTTGCATTTGTCGGTAAATGTCATTTCTAAATTTGTAGAATATCGTCTTAGCTTTTTTCAAGCCAATATCTTCAATTCCTTCGATATCTAAATATTGCATTACTTGGTACCAGTACAATCCAGCATAACCACTATACTTTAGTTCAATAACTCTTTTTTCATCAGGAATCAGAGGCTTAAACCAGAAGTCTAATATCTCTAGTTGTTCCTTGAGTTTAAGATATTCTTCATCACTTTCAAGCTTTTCCTGATTAATAACATGGCTTAATTGTTCAGAACCACCAGAATAAGCTGTACGAATGCCTAAGTTATCTACTTTTTGCTTATAAAGATATCTGCTTTCAATTGATTTTATTCTGGCTTCAAGTCTGCCATTAATGTAATCTCCAATAATTCTATCTAACTTATCTGCCATTAATCAAATTCTCCTTTTGTGGTATAATTAAGTTAGAAATTCTTTCAACGAAGCCCGTTCCCAGCGGGTTTTTTTTGCGTTCAATCTTTCCCAAATAAATAGAGAATCATAATCAGGATATAAAGGAATTGCCTAGTTTCAACTAATCCCCAATTTCTTGAAATGTAATCAAATATGAGGTAAAAGACAGATAAACAAGTTCCTCTTATTAACCCTTTAATAATCTTATCTTTCATCTCCACCTCAATCCATATATTTATCAAGCCATTTAACGTATGTATCAGGCTCTGATTCGTTATATTTATATAACAATCCGCAACGCTCACAGTGGTGCTTTCCAAATGGCAATCGGAGTAGTTTTTTATTTTCAAAGGTCCAACTATGCCCTTTTACTTTACATATTATGTTCATTGTCATTCCTCCCCTCGCACGTTCTCTGACTCGTCAAGGTCTGAGCGGTTGAAATTGCCAGTAATACAACCGTGAGGATTTTCTTTTTCGATAAAACATCTCTCACAGTAATCTCTAGTCATTGTAAATGGCACTGGCTCCCACTTATGCCCGAACAGCTTACACAAAAGTTTCATTGGTCGTCCTCGCTTTCTTCCCATTCCCATGGTTCATATTTTTGTAAAGTGATATTCCACTCGCATTTTTCACAACGCAACTCACCGTTTTCGTATTTTTCAACTCTGTGCCTATTACACTTTGGACAATCCATGTCTATATATCCGAGTAGTTCTCCTTTTAAATCAAGATTGCTTTTCATTCAATCCTCTTCCCGAAAGTCACATCTACTGCACGAATAGTAACAATCATCAAAATTTTCATAGTAACCCATTATATAACCGCATTCAGGACAGTTCTTTTCAAGCTCTTTGTAATAAAGCCAGCATTCGCTCCCTAAATAGAATTTAACGATTCTTATATTTTTAATTTGTCGCTTTTTTGTTGCTTGTCTTTGTTTCTTCCAGTTTGATTTCATTCAATCCTGCCTCTTTTGCTAGTTTATTCATTCCTTCTAGTATTTTTTTGTCCATTCTATTAAATCCTGGACCAACAACTAAAACTTTTTTATTTCCTAATGGTTCTTGTTTCATTCAATCCCTCCCCACCAGTCATTGACCAGCGATATTAGTTTGTCGGTAATTCTGCAATATCCTCAAATAAATCTAGCTGTGTCACATTATTTTTGATACGCTGCAGCGACTTGTTATAGTATTCTTTGTTAGTTTCAAATCCAATGAACTTTCGCTCAGTGTTTAAGCATGCAATTGCTGTTGTCCCTGAACCCATACAATTATCAAGTACAACATCACCTCTACTTGTATAAGTTTTTATAAGATATTCAAATAAAGGAACAGGCTTTTGTGTTGGGTGACAATATTTTGACTTATCTCCAGTTCCGAATTTAATTATGCTCCTAGGATATCTGCTTCCTGTATTTATTGTTCGTGTTTTTTTAACATTACTAAAATTAGCTCCTGCCGTGCCACCTCCAGAAATATAAGGCTCTCCTTTTTCCATTTCAGGAAAATACTTAGATTGTTTTTTGTAGAATACCGATATATTTTCAAACAATCTCATTGGCTGTTTTTTGGCAAGCATAAAATTAGCTCCTTGAGACTTTTCCCATATCCAATCATATCTATATAGTTTTTGGTTACTCAATCTCAAATGACTAGAGAAAGGCTCTTGTCCAAATAGAACTATTGCGCCATTTTCTTTTATCACTCTTTCATATTGTTCCCAAAGCTTATCAAAAGGCAATATGCTATCCCATTTATTGGATGTTGTTCCATAAGGCAAATCACACAAAATCATATCTACAGAACCATCAGGGATTCGCTTCATGCCTTCTAAACAGTCCTCATTGTAAATCTTGCTTAGTTCAATCAATAGTCAGTACCTCTAAGCCGTATAAGTCAGCAATATTAATTTCAACCTGACATCCGCGGCTTTTTCTTAATTCCTCATAACTGCCAATAAATAAGACACCGTCGCATGAATCCATTGGAGCAATTGCTTTTGATAGCATTTTTATAGGTTTAGGATCTAATACTTTACCTTCAGTAAATTTTGCATTAGCTGGGTTATACGGGTTATGATAATACTCCCCGCGATTATTGGCCCAACCAATCCCACGCTGCAGCGCTGCCTGTATTTCTTTTTCTGTCTTACCATTCATTGGTGTTGACAAATACCATTTTTTAATCATTCAAATTTTCCATTTTTTGCACAGTTCAATCTACCACTAGCTACGTATATCTTTTTGGGTGGATTTTCTTTATAAAATTCTTTTCTTGCTTTACCTTCAAGAAATTGTAGTTTTAGGAACATGGCTACTTATTGCCTTCAGGAATAATGGCAATAGAATGTTTCACGAAATCGAGAGCGACTTTATAAGGCGGATTTGTGATAATATCTCCACAAAACTCATCAATTTCGAAAAAGTCCTTCACCTCACCAAATCCTCGATTGATTAAATCTGAACTTTTTACTGCATGACCACTATTCAAAAGAACTTGGGATATGTGACCTTCTCCGCAAGAAGGTTCTAATATAATCGAGCTAAACTTTTCTTTTTCTAACAATAATTCAACTGCTTTTGGTTCTGTAGCGTAATAATCATTTACTTCTCGCTCGCCTTTACTATGATTACTGGCTCCAAGAGTTGCAAAAGTTGCAGCTTTATTTCCAATCCAATCTTTACTCATCCTCTCCCCCTCCAATCGCTGCGAGTGCTTTTTTTAATCCCTCAAGATAAGCTTGACGAGTATTGGAACCATAAGATGACATTCCATGTTTATCAAGATATTTTTCTATTGATTCTATTTCTTCTGTCAGTGCCTTTTTCGCAGTCTTAAGCTGTTCTTGGAGTTTGTCGTTTTCTCGTATAGCAGTTAAAGATTCTTTGTGAAGTTTTACAAATTCATCTGCAGTCACTAACTGCATTTTTTCATCTATAATTTTTTGAACCATTTCTTTTTTATAAGGCAACAAGTGTTCTTGGAGTCTTTCAACCGAAAGTTTGTCAGTGTGAGCTGAAAGTGCTAACTTTTCAAGTTTGTCAAATTCTTTGATAGGCATCGTTACAGTCAGAGTTTCGCTTGTATCAAAGTTTCCAATTAAATTATCTGGCGCTTCACGATGGATGCGCTCTTTTTTTGTTTCAGTCATTCTTAGCTCCTTTAAAATAAGTAATAGACGTCTTAACAAAGTCAAATATCGTCGATAAGATGGCAATTACAAGAATTATCAATGCAATTACAAGAATTGTTATTGCTCTATATTTAATGACACTTGCTACAATATCTTGAAACGAGTGTGGCACTATAAATAAAGCTAAGATGAATAGTGAAACACAAACAATTAACGCAAATGCCACAATTAGATACTGAATAACATTAATCGAAGCTTCTGATAGTTCATTCGCTAAATAAGTAATATACTTTTTCATTCTCCGTCCTCCACAGGCACAAGCTCAAATGCTTCGTTGTTTACAAAAGCACCGTCTAAAATTTCAGAAATTTCTTGTTCTGTAAATGAGTTTTTAACATTACCATGATTAGTCCAATAGAGAAACTTTTTATCAATAAAAATTCGATTTGTTGCCCGATTTAACCACAAATAATGGTTTCTATCTGCCGTATTTCTTAATTTCAGTCTAAAAAGCTTCGGTTTTTCTATGATGTAGCCATCTTTCATCTTAAAAATAGTTTCAAGTGATTTATTGTTTCTATTGTCAAACCAAATTTGGACATCGGTTAATTCGGTATCTTCCAAATCACTCATGTCAACGTGGATTGAATAAATTGAATATTCCAAAGTCGCTTTATTAGCTTCATACCATTCTGCCACATACCCAGGTACGACTGGCAAGGCTTGGGGCTCAAGTTTAGATTTGAGATATTCGATTTCTGTGTCTGCCTTCGCTATTAATGATTTCACATTCGCAGCATTATAATATTTTGTATAACCAACGGAATGCTCTATAATTTTTATTGGCAGCTTTTTCAATTCTTCTTCAAACTTAGTCATTTTTCGTGTCCTCCTCGAAAATAAATTTAGTCATTTGTTTATAAGCCAACTCAGCTTCATGATCTGACCATTCTTCTGCTTGTACTCCATACTTTTTCAATGCTTCAAACACTTTCGCTTTTGCGTACTCTTGCATTTGCTATGCGGTGTGGAGAGATTTCACAATCCCTCCATCTTCAGATTTATTTCTCAAATCATGCACGATTTCTTTTTGTAAAAAGACTGGCTTTTCTTGATGTGTATAATCGATAAAATAGGCTACTGGTTCAATCTCGCTTAGTTTCATCTAGCTGCTCCTTCATTCGTTTAAAAATCATCACTTTAATCATCTTCGAAATCATCCCAAATAATTTCAGACATTTTTTTATAAAAATCAAGTTGTTTTTGATATTCTTCATCCGTCAATTCTTGGTTTGGGTTGAAATGAAAATTTGCAGTTGTTCTTATACCGTATTTTTCATCAACTTCCTCGAAAAGTTCAGCTCTTGTTTTCATCTAGCTGCTCCTTCAATTTATTTTTCCATTGCTCATGAAAACATTTGTCGTCTTTGTCAGCGACTTTATGATTTTTCAAAATATCCTTGTCTTTAAAATCTAGGACATTCTTTTATTTTTGATTTGTCATAATAACACCTCATATTTTAGCTTCTAAGCGCTTTTAGCTTGTTCGTGATAAATTATCCATGAAATGCCTTAAGCGCTCAATGTAACCGTAATTTTCATGAATTAGAGCTATTCAAACACAACTAATGATTCTGTCAGTTGCTTATCCATAAAATTAAACAGTTGAT